CCTCGGGTCGCGGAGGCACGGCAGGAGTAAAGGTCGCCACCGGTGGTGTCTTGACCGCAGGGGTTTGACCCGGTGTTGCGACAGGGGCACTTGGTATTGGTTTGGCTGCGCCAGGCATTGGGTCCAGCCCTACAATCTGTCGCAAGGTGAGCGTGGCCTCGTCCTTGTTTCCAGCTTTTAACTGAGCAATTGCCGTGCTCAAGTCCGCCGCAGCAGTCGTTGGCTTGGACTGGGACCCGCCGGTCCACCGAGCATCCACCGCAGCGTCCTTGGCCCTAAAATCTGCAAGCTCCTTGGCGTCCGCTGCAGCCTTGTCAGCGGCGGCTTTATCTGCGGCGGCTTTATCTGCGGCGGCTTTATCTGCGGCGGCTTTATCTGCGGCAGCAGCGGCAGCAGCCTCCGAGGCAACAGTCTTTAGTACCTTTGGTGAGGCAAACTCCGGCAAACCCGTTGCAGGGTTGATGGTTCCCGAGCCGCCTTGCTCTTTCAAGAGTTCCACTGACTCAGGAGACAGGTAGGCCAGCAACTCATCCCCGCCACGGCCCGCTGCGGCTACTTCGTCGGCCAGCGCCATAATCTCTTCTTTGCTGTAGCCGTAGCTTTCAAAGTCCTTGATGATGGAGCGCGCTGTCTTTTTAAGTGAATCATCCTGCATGACTTCGCCTCCTTTTGCCATAAATCTGTTGCTCACGGACATCGATCCAAAATTAAATCGGTCAGGGTCACTGACCACGTCGATCGCCACGGCGCGGTTGCCGGCGTCTTGAGTTGCGCGGGCCGCTGCCTCTTTCTGGCGCGCTATCACTTCCTCTTCCTTGAACGGCGCAACAGGGGCCGTGCCCTTGAAGTCCTCAGGGGCAACAGGCGCTGTCAAGTCAAACGTCTTGGCAAGTGTTGGCTCGGCAGGCCCTGCATAGTCAGTGGTGCGGTCCCCCGCGTTCCACGTTTCCACGGCCTTGACGTAGTCGTCAAACTGTTTCTTGTACGGCTCGTAGACGTCCGTGTTGTACTTCTGCGCACCGGTGTTGTACGCCTCCACCTGGCTCTTGTACGGGTTGTAAAACTCCGTCTGCCACTTGGTCAGCGAGTCGTTGTACGCGGTCCGCTGCTTTTCAAATTCGTCCAATTCCTTTTGCCGCGCGTCCAAGTACTCCTTGTCGGAGCTTCGCAGGGTTGCCCGCTGCGTCGGATTGGCAATGCCACCAAACGCAAAGTTTTGGGTGGCAGGCACTCCGTAGTAAGCATTCTTCATATCACCCCGGCCAAGGAATTAGTTGAGACATTTTAAACGTCAATAGTACTCCGGCACAAGCTCCCTTTTCTCACCTTCTTCATTGTCGTCAGTGGCCAAGCTGATGAAGTTGCCGCGACGGAATCTGTCCATCGCCATAGTGGTGCTGTCCACCATGTCGTCGTTGTCGCCATTTGGAAAGGCCGCGCATTCCTCTACCAAGAGTTCCGCCCAGTCCGTGTCCGGGGCCCAGACCATGCCAGCCTCAAACACAGGGGCCACCGAATGCGCCCGGGATACCTTGTCCTGGCCCGCTCGCCGCCCGCCCGGCGAATACATCGTCACAGGAATACTCATGCGACGCAACTCCTGCTGTAAGGGTGTACCCGTAGCTTTTGCCTCGATCAACACGTTGTCAGGCTGCCAAAAGTCGTACTGCTCCTTGGCAATGCGCTTTAGCTCAGGGAAGTCCCACCGCCCACGTTTCACGTCCAACAGGATAATCGACGCCCCGGAATCCTCGTTCATATAGAACACGCCCCAGGTCGTGATGACCGTGTAGTCCGCCGTCTCCTTCTTGGAATACGCCGTGTCCAAGGACTGGATGATGTAATTCACCTCAGGCGGATCGTCCTTTGGCCAGACTTTCCACCACTCCCTCTTCAAAATCGCACCCTCGTCGTTGGTGGGCTGCTGCTGATACATCGCGTTCCACTTTTGCGCAGACAAGGAGGCTTTGACGCTCTCCAACTCCTCCAGTTTCCAGAACCCCGGCCAAAGTGCGCGCCCACTTGGCAAAATAGCAGGGAACTCGATGACCTCCCATTGGTCCGCGTTTCGCGATTTTTGAGCTTTTAATAAACGCGCCGTCAGGTCCTTTGTGCCCCACCTTGTCATCACAATGACGATCGCACCACCTGGCTGCAAACGCGTGCGTGGGCCAGAGATATACCACTCCCAAGCGTTGTCCAAGGCAAGGTCACTCATTGCGTCCTGCTCTGAGTGCGGGTCGTCAATGATCAAGACGTCAGCGCCACGGCCGGTCATCGCGCCGCCCACACCAACGGCAAAATATTCCCCGCCTTTGTTCGTGTCCCACCGGCCAGCGGCCTTGGAGTCTTGCTTCAAAGCAACATCAGGAAACACGCTCTTATATGTGTCCATGTCCATCAGGTCACGGACTTTTCGGCCGAATCGCACGGCTAACTCGCTGTTGTGGGTCGCTTCAATGGCCTTGGTTCGCGGGTCTCTTCCCATCAGATATGCAGGAAGGAGATAGCTTGCAAATTCAGACTTCGTGTGACGCGGGGGCATGTTGATGATCAAACGCTTCAAGGACCCAGCGGCAATGCGGTCGAAGGCCTTGGCCATGATCGTGTGGTGTTCACCGAGGATCGCGTTTGGCCAGACGTAGCGCACGAAGTCGATGAAGCTGGTCTTGGCCTTGTCCTGCGTGTCGATCTGCGCGAGGCGGTATTCAAGTTTAAGACGCTCGGCGTCAATTTCTTCAGGGATCATAGGAGGTCCGTTTCGTTTCAAATTTTTAAATATTTTGACACGAGTTGACTTTGTTGACAAAGGGGGCCCTTTTTTATTTAGGGTCAAAACTGTTTCACGTGAAACTGACCGTGTGAAAAAGGGCTAAAGCCTGCGCAGCCCGGACCCGGGCCGTTTTTTTGGGCCCGGGTGGGGTGGGCGCTCACTTACGGCGCCAGGCACGCGGACCGGGGCCCGCGGCCCACGCGACGCGGCCCGCGGCCCACGCGACGCGGACCAGGGCGCGCGGGTCTAATGTTTGTGAACCTGGCCACCGGATCACAAACACCGGCACCAGGTCGACACAAACACAAACACCGGCACCGGCCACCAGGCAGCAGCTCGGCCACCAGGTCGACGGCCACCAGGTCGACGGCCGGCAGCAGCTCGGCCACCAGGTCGACGGCCGGCAGCAGCTCGGCCACCAGGTCAACGGCCACCAGGTCAACGGCCGGCAGCAGCTCCCGGGAAATAACTGCAGCTCATGCACTAATTAGTCGGGAAATAACTGCAGCTCATGCACTAATTTTTTGCTTAAGAAAATTTCTTAAGAGAAAAAACGGCCAGGCACCAGGGCGGCCGGCAGCAGCTCCACGGCGCGCGGACCAGGGCGCGCCGGGGTTCGATACGCGGTGCACGGTTGACGGTTCGAGCGGCCAGGGCCGAGGGCCTGGTTTGCCTTTGGCTATCGGCCCCGGGTTAACGATATTTTTTACCTATCCTAGGCGCGGGCGGTTCGATACCGGTCGCAAAAAAAACCCGGCAGCAGCCGGGTTAAAGGTCGGGGGAAACCGGCAGCCTAAGCGGGCATGCCGGCCAGGTCGGCCAGGTCGGCCAGGGCCTGGTCGGCCACGGCCAAAGCGCGGGCCCGGTCGGCCACCACGTGCTCGGCCACCACGCCATGCCCGGCACGTGTAACCGTGACCAGGTGGGTCGACCAGGTGGCGGACCACGCCACGCGGACCCGGCCCACGTCGGCCACGGCCACCACTTGCACGAGCTGCAGGCGCGCGCTCATGCTGCGCCCTCGGCCATGGCCATGGCGGCCAGCTCGGCATAACTAAGGGCCTCGGCCACCAGGTCGGCCACCGGGCGGCGGGCGACGGCCACACCGGCCAGCAGCCGGTCGGCCATGCCAGGGCGCGGGCAGTCATGGGCGAAGCGCTCCCAGGTGACACCGTCGGCCACGCGGTGGAAAACATCGGAGGCACCGGCCACCATAACCGGCCAGGCCTCGCACATGATGGCCACACCGTCGGCCACCAGCATCACATCACCGTGCTTGATCGGTTCGCTTTGCGACCAGTCATAAGCGCTAGACATGTCCAAGGCGCGCAGGTCGAAAATTTTCGTGTTCATAATTTCTCACTTTCTAGGTTAGCCCCGGCCACCGTGGCCGGGGATTAAATTTTAACTTAAAAAATATACTTTGTGCAACAAACAACAAAGCCCGCCACCAGGGCGGGCTCGGTGGCCGGGTCGGCCAGGTTACGCGGGCACGCCCAGGTCGGCGTCGGCCAGCAAGTCAACGGCGCGCGCCTTAAGCGCGGCACCGGTGCCGAACCAGGCGCTTTCGATCCGCGTATTATTTGAGCGGCCTCTTTCATGGTCGACTAATTCGGTCACGGCATTGAGCATGGCCCACCGGGTGCCGGCCACGCCGGCCAGGTCGGAGCCGATCGCCTGGCCGTTGAATAGTTGCATGATGCGGACATATGCTTTTGATTCAGTCACCGGGCGCGCGCTCGAATGGTAGGGGCGCAGCAGCTCCGACACAAACACGTCGGCGTCGGCCTGGTCCATACCCTGGCCGGCCAATTGGCGCGATTGCACCAGAAAACTCTCGAATGCATTCGCCACAATGCCGAGCTGCAGCCGGACCGCGTCGGCGTCGAAGCGCTCACTGTGCAGCACGCGCACGGCCGATTTCAGGTAACCGGTGTTTTTTTCGCTTTCGCCCTTAATAACGCGGCCGCCACTATAACCCCCGACGGCGGCGGTTATTGTGTTGTTGCAAACGACTCTAATGGCCGTAAATTTTCCGATGGTTGCCATGGTCCCATCATATGAGGTGCCGAACAGTAAATAAGGTTTCACCAAGTCGCGACCGACCACGGGGGCAGCATCGCCCACGCTGGCCAAGGCCCATACCCGGCGGCCGTCACTCAGGGCCCCGGCGGTCTCAAGTTGAAAACCCCCTAAATCCACCAGGGTGCGGAAAAAATCCATAACCTGGCCGGGCTGCACCACGTTATAAGCGCTGCTAACCACGGCCAAGGGCGCGCCGGTGTCGGACCGGTGTAAAACTTTACGAGCCGGCCAGGTTTGCACGTCGGTGCATGCCGGGGTCGAATACTTGACGGGGCTTTCAAGTACGTCATAAGCTAGGCCCGCTTCGCGGGTCCAAGTTTCAATTGTGGCCCCGGGGGTTAAGGCCTGGCCGAGGCCATGCCAGGGGGTTTGTCCGGTAAAGGCCATGGCAGCGCGGCCGGTGGTGGTGTCGATCATGTGAGCCATTTTGATTTCTCGCTTTCTGTGTTTAAGTTATGCCGGGAAAATTTTCCCGACACCTGAATATTAGACTAATAATATAACCATGTCAACAGGTCAACTAATGGCGCGCCCAAGGTCGCCCGCGATATGGTGGCGCAGCAACGAGCCCGGGGGCAGCGTGCGCGCGAACGCGGCCACGGCGGCCGCATCATCCGGCGCGCCGGTTTTACGTGTAGCGTGCCACGCGATCGCAGCGTGCCCCTGGCCGGCATAGCAGCCACCAGGGTCGGCGGCACCGGCGGCCACTTTCTTCGATTGTGAACCATGCGCCACAAACACAATGACGTAATCGCGGTCCCCACGCGCACAAAGGGGGCGGCCATTGCCACAGGTTGCGCACGTAAAGCCGGAGCCCTCGGGGCTTAGTTGCTCGGGGCATTGCACAAAGCGCACGCCTTCAAACGTGTACGGCCAAACGGTCCCCGCCGGGGCGGCCACCGTGGCCGGGTGCCCGGCGCGAACGGCGGCCACGGCCTGGGGCATCGTGTCCGCGCTGTAATTTATTGTCGTTTTACCGGGCGCGGGCTTAGGCAGGTTTTCAAAATGAAAGTGCGAATAAGTCCAGGCCTGGCCGCTGCGCGGCACCGCGTTATAAACGGCGGCCAGATAATCGGGGTCGACCAGGTCGGCCCCATGCTGGCCGTTCGGGTTCAAAGCGCACGTTGTCGGGCACGTGCCGAACGTGTGATGCGCGCCGGCCCGGTACGTGGTCGCGATCGGCCCGGTTTTTTTGTTGCTACTTTGGCGGATTGTCTTAAGCATACCGGCCCCCTGGGATTGTGTCGGCCTGGGGCGCGCGGTCGATAAGTGCCAAGGTTTTCAGGTCGGTGATTTCTTCGCGCAAGCCGGGGCGATACCAAACCCCATTAAGCTCAACGGCCACCTGCTGGCCGTACATGTGCGCGTTTTCATTTTGCGTCACGTTTGACGCGCGCGGGGTTAGGTGCTGGGGTTGCACCAGGTAAACCGCGCGGTTACCTGAGGGCAGGGTCACCAATAGGGATGTGTCGGACAATAAAGGCATAAAAAACTCTCGCTTTCTTTCTGGTGGCCGGGCGGGTTGCTGGCCTGCGAATTATTTTAGTGCAACATGTCAACATGTCAACCCCCTACGTAAAAAAAAACCCGGCGCGGTGGCCGGGTCGGGTCGGGTCGGGTTAGTCGGCCAGCTCTCGCATCTCGCGCAGCTCTTCGGCTATTCGGCGGTATTTTTCAAAAAGGTCCGGGAAAGCGCCCAAGATGCGCGCCTGGTTATTACCGTCCGCGCGGTAATAAGCCAGGGCCAAGGCAGCAGCAAAGCCACCACCCATTTTTTCCATGGTTTGCGCTGCGCGGTGGTTCGCCTCGGCCAGGGCCTGTATGTGATTGTTCATGTATAACTGTTTAAGTTCAGCGTTCATTGTTTTTTCTCCAGGTTAAAAACGACGGTCGGCCAGGGCCTGGTCGGCCTCGGCGGCGCAGGCCTGCCAGGCGGCCCAGGAAATAAAACCGGTTTCAGCGTCGGGCGGCGTCTCGGTGGCCAGGATGTCGGCCGCATATATGCGCATTGCCTCAAGTACAAAGGCCTGCATCAGCGGGCCGGTGCTGGCCTGCTCCATGATGCGCACCACGAATTTTGTGTTTGTTTCACGTGTCATGCTATTACCCTTTCTAAGATTTCCGAACCGGTCAAAAGCTGTACATCGTCAAAATCAGCGCGCTCCCATGTCTGAAAATTCCAGAGTATGGGACCGTCTGTATCGTCGAATTCGTTTCGATAAATAAAGGTGTAATCGTCAAAATTACTGTGTGTCGAAAAACCCTGGGCGGCCTTTTGCAACGCGTGCACCTTGTCAATGGCCCGCACCAGCACGATTTTGACGTGCACCTTTTTACGCTTGTCGGTGGGGATGCCCCCAACGATTACGTTTACTGCGTGGATTTGCATGGTCGGCCCCCTTATGGACGAATTGAAAAAGTATTGTCGTCAAAAAACTCTTTGAACTTTTCGTGCAGGTCAATATTTTCGGCCACCTTTTCCAGGTCGAATTCTCCGGCCAGGTCGGCCAGGTCGATGTCGCTCGCGATGTCGTTAAGCTGGCCGTCGGTCAGCTCGCCCGCAAGCTGGGCGGTGTCAATGTGCGCGGCAATGGTCACCAATTGCATGTCGCTCAGGTGCTGGGCGATCGTGTCGAGCTGCTCATTCCCCAGGTGCCCGGCCGTGGTGGTCGAAACTGCCAGGTTCAAGATTTTGGCCTCGAGGGCTTCAACCCTGGTAACCAGCTCGTCCATGTTCTTTGAGTGCTGCGCATGCCATTGGGCAATTTCGGCAGCCAGGGCGGTTTTCATTGCGTCAGAAAATGCAGACTGCAACGCAGTCAAAAAAATATCGCTCATGGTCTTTCTCTCTTTCTAGGTTACGGCCTCGCGGAATGCTTGGCCTGGTTGTGATTCTAGATCAACTCAAAACAACTTGTCAACTACCTCCACCAAATATTTTGTGAAATAAATAAAACCCCAACAAACGCCGCAGCAAGCTGCCGGTCTGTGCCTGCTTTTGCTCCGGGTCTGGTGGTGGTCTTAATTGTTGCAGGCGTGCCTCTTCCAGGCGTTTTCGGTCTCGCCTTCGCATGCGGTTATCCTTCGACTAACTCATCGGGAATTTTTACGGTATCGCCCAGCTTGCTTGCCACATAGCACCGCATAGCGGCGATCAGGGGTGTGGTTCCAGACTCAGTGTGTTCAATGTAGCCACCCACCGAATCAGCGATGTCGGCAGTCCAAGCGCCGCCTATACGATCTACACTGATACCCTCACGCTCAATGATCGGCCCACCTTGCGCCCAATCGGTTGAGTAGCCGATTTGCCTCTCGTTTAATGCGCCGTCATCGGTTCGGTCTAGGAAAGTGATTTCGTTCCCCCTCATGCGGACAATCTCATAGCCTTCGCACTTTGCTACTGCCCAGTCAAGGGCTGCGCCTGTTAGTTCACTTGTCTTCATTTGCTTTCTCTCTTTCTTTCTATGGTTAAAGGTAGGACTACTCGCTGCACCAAGTCATGGGTCAATCGCTTGTCGTTTCGTCGACCTCTTCCAGGTGCACCACTTCCGGTTCTTCGCCCCACGCGCCACTACCCTTTCCCATGGCATCCCATGCTTTTCGGATTGCTTTATCTTCGGCCTGATATTGATCGAGCGCTTCGACATCGACCCATGCGTAATATGACAGGCGAACTTGCACAAGGTATTGCTTCATGATTTCTCTCTTTCTGTGTTGCCTGGGACATCCAGGTGTTTGTGATCCTAGCACAACTCTTACATACAAGTCAACTACCAACTAAATGATTTCGCAATTCAGCCCAGGATATGGCCGTCCATGGCCACCGGGCCATCGCAGGGGTGTCAATGCCCAGGGTGACCAGGTCAATGGCCTGCTCGCCGGCATACAAAAGCAGCTCGGACTTGCTGGCGTGCGCGGTGCCGGGCGGGTGATACTGCACCAAAACAAAGGTTGGGCAGCGCAGGTCGGCATGCTTGACGTGAAACGACACCTGGTGTGGTGACAAGGCCACCTTGCGGCCGCGTTTGACCACCTTCAGCTCCACCATCACAAACTCCCCATGCGGAAATGCCAGCAGGCAGTCAGGGATACCCAGGTTGACCCTGGACTCAATGCGGGTGAAATGGCAGTTTGGGAGGTTTTCTTTCAGGCGCTTGTACAGGTTCGCTTCCGGTTTCAGGGCCATCATCGTCCTCCTCTTCGGGTTCTTCCTCAATTTGCTTAGGGGTTACGTCCACGATGGGCCCGGCATTGCCCCCATACAGGCGCTTGATCTCTTCCAGCTTGCGCACAACCTCTTCCTTGCTCATGCTGTCTATGGTGCCATGGCGAATCTCTTTGCGGTCAATGTAGATCGATCCAAGGGCCTGACCGCGCCTATATTCGGCCTGGACGGCCGCGCCATATGCGCCAGCCTGCAATGCTTGGTCCCGGATGACCTGAAGGTCGCGCATGTGCCGCTCGAACGTGGTGCCGTACTTTTCCCCCAACTCGCGCCTTCGCTCCTGGATCGCTGCCACGATATGCGGGCAAACCTCAGGGTCGGTCAGCTCCCGGGCCCGGTTCTTCGCCCAGACCTCGGAATACCCAGCGCGGATCGCGGCCTCTTTCAGGGTGACATGGCCGTCGCCAGCGCAAAACTCCTCCACAAACTTCCATTCCTGGGGTGTCAGGACTTTGGGCTTGTGCGGTTTAACCGGGGCGGTCACCCGAGCCTCGACCACCGCAGGCCGCCCACCCAGGTTTTTCCCTGCCAAAAACTTCTCGTCCTTGTGTTTGCCCATCAGGCAACCCTCCACAGACGCCAGCCTTCGCCGTACCGGCGGCAGGTGAATCGCGTGCCCGGGTGGCGGCGCGAATACATGTAGGCAGCGCTGCGCAGGTTCTTGATCCAGGTGGCATCCAGGATCAGAAAACTGTCTCCAATGGCCATATCAGGGAATGGATAGCGCTCGCGGGGGTCAACGCCGCCAGGCAGGGGGATGTTCTTTTCAATGTTCATGCCTACATTGTGCAACAAACACACAGATAACGCAACAACAAGGCCTTTTTGCCCCTCCAGAGGTCAAATTCAGGGTTTTAGTTAGACTTTTTTAGACCAATGTATGTTTTTATTTTTTCAAAAAGTCAGTCCGCGCGCATTTTATGTAAATTACATCCATTGACTATGTGTAATGTAACGTGTTCTCATAACACATTGATTTCATTAAACTATTACACCATTACTTCTATTACGTCTAATCTCACAAAAAAAATAAAAAAAACATCATTACCCTAAAAAAGTCTATACAAAGCCCGAATTTGCCCGTGATCCGCGCTCCGTGCACCTTTCTCCTGTATAAATCCACAGCTCACTAAGGGTAAACACCTATAAACAAATCACTTGACAGGTTGACAGTTGATATGTTATAGGGTATAATTTAAGTGTCAGCTAGAAAAGTTGACATCTGTTCTTTAACAATAGAAAGTGAGAAAGTATATGAACACGAAAAATCGCGTGTGGATTGAACTCGACCCCCCAGCTCCTGGGCACCCTGAACAAGGGCATGACCGGGCGGCTGCAGCCACCCGGCTCTTGGCCAAACTGGGGATTGACTATGACGGGTACCCGGCGGTCTGGTTTGATGAAAAGAAAGGCAAGTATGCCTTCACCCAATCATCGGCCGGCACCTTCACATGGGCCTCGGACCATGGTCACTGGTTCAATCTAGACAACCTTTCCGCTTAAACCCTAAAACCCGCCAGCTTAAACCCTGGCGGGTTTTTCTTTACCCTAAAATATTTCCTCCTGTTCAAGGAGCGCCGCATCGATCCGATCACTTTGATAACTGCCGCGTCCACCGCTGTTAGCTTCATCAAAAAGGGTTGCGCCATGTACCGCGAGTACAAGGCTGTTGGCCAGGAGGCCCACGCGGTGATGGCCGACATTGGCAAGCACTTGGGCGGCTTCTTCAAGGCCCAGGACGATTTACGCCAGCACGTGGTGGAAGAGGAGAAGAAGTCCAAAGCTGTTGTCAAAAAGGACGTGTCTTTGGACCAGCAGGCCCTTGACCGGGTTTTGGCCCAGCGCCGCATTTCCCAAATGGAGCATGAGCTGCGCCAAGTCCTTGTCTATGAAAGCCCACCGGAGCTTGGTGCAATTTACACCGATTTCATTAAAATGCGGGAAGTCATCCAGCAAGAGCAGGACGAGGCTCGGGAGATTCTGGAAGCGCAGGAGGTGGCTGCAAAATGGCAACGAAGAAGACTGGTCAGCGACCTCCAGGACAAAGCAATATACGCCCTGGCCTTCCTGGTGGTGGTCGGGTTTATCGTACTGATGATGTACTTGATCGTGTTGGACAGGAGAGTGCGGTGGGGATTCTAATCAGCGTCATAGCCATCCTTGTATCTGCTTTTGCATTCACTTTTTGCCTGTTCTTTTACATCGACTTTTTGGAATATAAGTATGTCCAAAAGGCCAAGGCCCGCCAGCAGGTACAAACCCCTGCCCTGACCCCCACCCCTGCCTCAGCGGAGCCCCCAGCCCCGCCTGAGGCCCGCCCATGAGTCATTGCAGGTCCGTGCCCAGCCACTCCCTGTGGTCGCCAGACAGCATCTTGGCGGCCACCTGCATGGGAATGAGGTCGCCAAACTCAATCTCCGTGACCTCCTCGCGGTCTTTAATGACCGGGCCGAGGAGCGCGTACTTCTGACCTCCAGCGGTGATGATCACCACTTGGACCATGGGCCGTGGATCGAGGGCCTGGATGATGGATTGCAGCGACGTTGTCATTTAGGCACCTCTGTCCACCCCGGCGGCACATCCCCTTGTTTGATCCCCAGGTCCAGGGAGAACTTGTCGATTTCGTTGTTCAAGTGGGCGAGTTTTCCCAGGAGCTGGTGCACTTGGGAGGCCAGGTGTTCCATTTGGTCGTTTTGCACTTCAATTCGCCGGCGCAGGCCGGAGATGTACTCCTTGGTCTCGACGCAGTCGATGGGGCGTGGGGGGTTCTCTGTTGAATATTCTGCGGGTCTCATTTAATTTCCTCAATGTGTTTGTAAGTGTCAGCATACATTTTTGCCAATTCCTCGGGCGGCACACCTGCCTTGCGGCCTGCGTCTACCACTTCCATGATTTGCCGGAAAAACTTTAGCCTCTCCGCTTCGGGCAGTGCTTTGACCTGTTCTTGGAATGTCAT